AGTCACGGACATTATACGCGGCATGCGGTCGGTCAGTCTGGTGCATCCGATTGACCCGGAAGGGCGCTGGCAGCTGCTGACCGTGTCAAACATCCTGAAGGTGGACGGGCAGCTCTACACGATCCGGCGCGCGGAGACGGCATTCCAGGGCGCTTCCGGCAGCGTGACGGTGTACGCGGAGCACATCTTCTACCAGATGGCGGACGGCTGGATTTTTCCGCTCTGGCTGCCGATTACGTCGAACGAAGGCGGGCAGCATGCGATCAATGTGATTCACTATCTGACGGACTATCAGGTGCGGGAGGGCGCGTTCTTCTATGCGTTCTCGGGGACTTCGGACATTACGGAGGGCAATGTCTCGATTGACATTTCAAACGGCCGGACACCGATTGACGCGCTGCTCGGGAGCGGCGGTTTGATTGACCAGATCGGCGGGGAGCTCTACCGCGACAACTTCAATTATTCGATCAACAGCCGGATGCAGGGCGCTTCGGATCATGCGTTTGACATCCGGATCGGGAAGAATCTGACGGGCATCAGGCGGAATATTGACCTTTCAAGCTGCTGCACGTACTTCCGCGGGTATGACGGCTGGGGCGGATGGTGCGCGTTCGCCTGGGATTTTGAGAACTTCCTGGGCGATCTGTTCCCACATTATGTGGTGCGGTCGGAGAACTTCTCGATGCCGGACAATGCGGACGACGAGGATTTTGACTACGACGCGTGGTTTGACGGGCCGTTCACGAACGAGGTGCAGGCTTTTTTCAATCGCAATTGCAAGCCGATTGTGGGCTTTGAGATCGAACTGGAAGACGTCAGGAACAATCCGGACTTTGAAATGATCGGCGGGGAGACCTTGCGGGTCGGCGACAAGGGGACGATCTACGACGAGCGGCTGGGCGGAAGCCTGACGGCAGAGATCACGGAGACAACCTATGACGCGGTACGGGACAAGGTGACGCGGATCGTGATCGGTGACCGGCAGAGCTTTGTCGGCACGTCCGCCCCTGCGCTGACGGTTGATTTTGCCGCGAAGCCGGTCGGCTACAGGGCATTTGTGACGGATGCATCCGGCGAAATCTGCACGGATGCGAGCGGGGAGCGGATCACGGAAGAAAGGAGCTATGAATAATGCCGCAGTTTTCAAGATATGTTTCGGATATGGACGACCTGTTTGACGAGCTGGTGGCGGCGCGGGGCGATTCGGCGTCGCTTGCCGCGGAGATTGCGACGAAGCAGGATGCTGCAGCTCTCCCCGCTGCCGTGTTCGGACAGGGCACGAACATCGAATCGGTTGATTTGGACGATTACAAATCAGACCATATCGGCAGATACTACACAGGAAACGCCACGCAGTCGGATACACTGACGAACTGCCCATACAAAAGCGCGGCGGGAAATCTGACTGTTGAGGAAATTGCGACGGGTTCTGGCACGGGCGAACACTATGTGCTGCAGACATGGGAAGTCAACGGCGCGGACTATCAGTATCAGAAATTCACGCGCAAATGGCGTGGCTCTTCAAACGGTTGGACACCATGGTACAGAATCCCAGTCGCGTTCGATGATTTGATGCAGCCTGCTACAGCTTTAGTCGGAACAAGCGCGGTGCATCTTGACCTTGACGATTACCGTGGAAATGCGTATGTCGGCACGTATCGCTGTACAACCTCTAACAGTTCACTGGTAGACCATCACCCGCGCCAAGGATACAGCTTTATCATGACGGTGCGCGGGCTGTTCAATTCGTCTTCTTTTCAGCAGGAAGTCCGCTATACTGACGAGCCGGGGAACATCTATCTGAGGAACTATACATCAAGCAACTGGTCAAGCTGGTACAAAATCCAAGGCACTGCCTTGACATGATAGGAGGTGCGCTGCAATGAGCGAACTAACTCAAATCATCAGCACGGTGGGCTTCCCGATTTTCGCTTTTCTCGTCACCGGTTTCGCGCTCAAGTATGTTTACGACAAGGAGCGCACGAGTCTCGACGAGGCGATCAAGAAGCTCGGCGATCTGACGCAGGCCGTCAACCATAATTCTGAGGTGATCACGCGGATGGTTGACAAAATGGACGATCTGGACCGGAAAGGAGACTGAATCATGTACAAAGCACGAACGACGAAGCCGGAAGCCGGGAACAAGTACTACATCCGGAAGGCGTCCGGCGGATGGTCCCCCTGCATCAAGGGCAATCCGCAGGACCCGCAGCTGGATGCGCTCGCAAACTGCGTCGCGTATGCGGTCGGACGGTTCAACGAGATCGGCGGCTACGGCTGCTGCAAGTATCTGGGCAGCACGAATGCGGAGAACTTCGCAAACCTGGCAAAACAGCAGGGGCTGACCGTCCAGAAGCAGCCCACGCTCGGCGGCTGCATGGTCTGGGCGAAGGGGAAGGTCGGCAACGGCAGCGACGGTGCGGGACACGTGGCGATCTGCGAGCGGATCAACGACGACGGCAGCGTGCTGACATCTGAATCCGGCTGGGGATACAAGGCATTCTATACGACGAAGCGCAGCGGCGCGAACTGGGGGCAAAACAGCAGTTACACGTATCTGGGCTGCATCGTCAACCCCGCCGTGCAGGAGCCGGACTACCCCCTCCCCACACGCGTGCTGCGGGAAAATCACGTGGGGCAGGACGTCAAATGGATGCAGGCCAAACTCCAGCAGCGCGGCCACTACGCCGGCGACATCGACGGCGTCTTCGGCCCGGAAACCCTCAAGGCGCTCCTGATCTTCCAGTACCGCGAATGCCTGCAGATCGATGGGGTGTGCGGGCCGGCTACCAGGGGGGAGCTGGCGAAATAATGCACAGGCGCGCAAAATCGCATGCAAATGTGCTCTTTTCCGTGTTGCATTTCGTGTTGCATACCTGCGCAGAATGCTGCATTTTTGCGCGATTTCCTGAACGAGCCGAAAAACAAAAGGACAAAAAACACCCGCATCTGCTGATATTTTGTGCAGATGCGGGTTATTTTGTTAGTCGGAGTGACAGGATTTGAACCCGGCGAGGCTGCACGTATCTGCTTGCGTTTTAGCGTGTTGTGTTGCATTTCATGTTGCATCCTGCTCTGATTCGGCTTTCCGGTGTGCTTCCTCGAATCGCTGGCAGATGTCCGCTTCGATCTCCTTCCGGCGGTCTGACATGGTGTGCTGATAGATATTCTTCAGCGTGCTGTCGGTCTTCCAGCCACCGCGCTCCATGATGTATTTGTCCGGCACGCCCATCGCATGCAGAATGCTCGCCTGATAGTGCCGGAGGTCGTGAAAGCGGAAATGCGGCAGGCCGACTGCATCAAGCGCCTTGTGGAAGTAGTTTGTGACGGTGGTCGACACGATGTTGACAATGCGTCCGTTCGGCGCGGGCTTCAGCCGCTCGATCACGAAGGGCGGGAGCTTCACGTCCCGATAGCCTGCATCGCTCTTCGGCGGTTTCAGCACCCACTCGCGATCCTCAGACCAGACCACCGCCTTTGTGACACTGACGGTATCGCCTCGGATGTCGTCAGCAGTCAGGGCGCAGCACTCCGACCGGCGCAGGCTGCCGAATGCCGCCAGCAGCACCGCCTTCTCCAGCTCCGTGCCGGTGATGTTTCGGATGAGCTGCTCGATCTCGGCTTCAATCGGCACGTAGATCTCCGGGCGCTGCCCCTGCGGCAGCCGCGTATGCAGGCTGATCTCAGGCGCGAACATGCGCAGAACCGCGCTCAGAAGCCCGTGTGCGTTCCGCACGGACTTCGGGCTGTGTGCTGCTGCCATCACGTTGACGGCGCTCTGGACGGCCTCCTGCGTGATTCTGGAGAGCCGCAGCGGCATCAGTTCCGGGAAGTCCCGGCCGGATGCGCGCACGTACTCCCGCACCGTGGACGGGCTCAGCGTGTTCCGCTTGATATCGATATATTTTATATATGCCTCTGAGAGCGTCATATCGACGTTTTCAGAGGCTTTTCTTTTTGCGGCATACTCTGCCGCCAGAAACTCCGCCTCGCGCCGTGTGGCCGCCGTGAAGCTCTTGTAGCGGCGTTTGCCCGCTGCGTTCTTTCCGATGTATACCAGCGCCCGCCAGCTGCCGGACGGGAGCTTCTTCGCTTTGGCCATGAGATCGCCTCCCTCACACGTCGCGGATGATGCGCTTTACAACGCCGACAATGCGCAGCTCGTTCGATTCGAGCTTTGTGAAGTGCATCGGCGGGTAAGCGGGATTGAAGGACTCCAGAATCACGCCGTTCTTGCCGCGAATGAAGCGCTTGACATATGCCGTGCTGCCGTCCAGAATGACAACGATGTCGCCGTTCTCGGCGGTCTCCTGCTTGTGTACCTGCACGATGTCGCCGTCTTCAATGCGCGGATGCATCGAGTCACCGCACACGCGCACGCAGATGGTATCGGCGGCCTCCTGCTCGCTCTCAATAAAAATCGGGATATAGTCCACGATGCTGTCCCGCGCAAAGGCGCCGAAGCCTGCTGAAACGGAATCAAAGCACGGGATCATGCGCACGGAGCACGCTGGCAGCGGCTGCACGTTTGAGGAAGGCGCTGAGGTCGGCTGCTGCTGGTCGCTGCTGATATCCATCAGCCATGCAGGTGTAGTGCTTAGCGCTTCTGCAAATTTCACAACGCTGCTCTGCCGGATGTCTCTCTCCCCTGATTCAATCCGCGCAATACTCGACCGGTCTTTATAACCAACCTTTTTTGCAAGTTCTTCCTGACTCATTGCGAGTTCAATCCTGCGCTTCATAATTTTTTCGCCAATTGTCATTGATATCACCTCCCATATTTTATATATCATCCCTATTATATCATAAAAGTGCATAAATGTCAACAGATATATTCGTGCATGTTTACATGTTGACAAATAGACACATGTATGCTATACTGATGATGTTGACAGAACAGCAACACAAAAGGAACAAAAAGGAGGTGAGCAGGATTGACCGACGCAACAAAGCTCAAGCTTGCGCTGGTGCGCAGCGGCATGACAGCTTTGGATTTATGCGAAAAATGTGGATTTTCCGCAGCGTATTTCTACAAATGCATGCGGGGCAAGCAAGACTTTCGCGTGACGGAAGTGCGTGCAATTTGCGATTGTCTGCACATTGGGACTGAGGAAATGGTGGCTATTTTTTTTAGCGAAGATGTTGCCGTTTCGGCAACGCCCAAGAAGGAGGCCTGAACCATGGCGAAGAAAGCACTGGCAAAGCGGACGCCTGCTGCGCTGCTCTGGGCACTGATTGACGCGGAGCGCGTTCGGCAGCAGATGACCGCGGACACGCTGGCGAAGCGTGTGGGCGTTTCACGCGGCACCGTGACAACGGATGCGCGTGACCCGTACAAAATCCCGCAGGGGCGGCTCTGGCTTTATTTCGCAGTACTTGGCATTGACGCCGGTGCCGTGCTGCATGCGTTCGTTTCGGCGTATCTGGAGGAGGGAACACCATGAGAACCGACAACGAGCTGCACTGCCCCGGCTGCGGCGGGCGGCTGACGCTGGCGACGGCCTGGGACGGCGAGAGCCGCTGGGCGGAGGACTTCCACCCGGTGAGCGCGCCGGACTGGGAATACGAGCTGCAGCTGCTGTGCGACGGCTGCACGCGCTGCTGGCCGCTGGTGCGGCTGCGTGAGCGCGATGCCGTCAGCAGGATCAGAAAGGAACTGCAAGCATGAATAGAAGTACGAATACTACACGGCGCGCAGAGACGACGGCGAATGGTGGGTGGCGCGCGGACGCGGATGCTGGGAATGCGTGGAGCCAATCTTTCACGCGGCGAAGCTGAAGGACTGCTGCGCGTTCGCGCTGAATCACGCGGCGGAGAAGTATGCAACGGAGGCGGCAGATGTATGACCTGATCGGCTGCTGCGTGCTCGCGGTGGCGGCCGGCATCATTGTGACCGGGTACATCGTACACATGCAGAGCATCGGGCTGATCGGGAAAGCCAAAGGGGGCAGGAGGCATGCTGGAAACATGCGCAGACGTGCCGAAAGGATACGTCACAATCAGAGCGCCGGAGCAGCACGAGCTGCGCGGAACGGCCGCAGCCGTCAAGCAGATGCTGGACGCGGGACTGTCGGAATGGCAGATCAAGGGGCGGCTGCGGATGCGCGAAGAGCATCTGCGGGACGTGATTTTCGAAATACGCAAGAAGGAAGGGATTGATCAGATGGCAAGGGGCAGACAGACACCGGCGGAGACGGTGGAGCGGATCAGGGAGATGGCGGCGGACGGCGTGCCAGTGCAGGACATTGCAGCGGAGACCGGGCTGAGCATCTTCACGGTGAACCGGTACGTCAAGACGGCAGAAGCGCCGGCAGAGCCCGCACAGACGCCCGCAGCGTTCGCACTGACGACGGTGATGCAGCATGCGGCGGAGCGCCGCAAGGTACCGGGCGCGGTGCGCAAGGCCGTGCGGCTGCAGCTGGATGACATGAAGCAGAATCTCGAAGCAAACCGTGCGAGCATCCGGCTGCTGCAGCAGGCCAACGAGCTGCTCAGCAGCGAGCTGCACACGCTGGAGGAATGGCTGAAGGAGGTGGAGGAAGATGAAAGCGCTGATACTGGAACCACATGAGCCGATCCGGCTGATCGACATTCCCGGCGACGGTGCGGAAGCTGAGCTGCATGCACTGCAGGAGCAGGTCGACGGATGGATCGAGACGGTACACTTCACGGACGACGCCGTGATGATCGTCGACGAAGAGGGCGTGCTGAAGCGCAGGCCGCGCAATGATCTGGCGTCACTGGTGGCCGGTCAGATGCTGGTCGGCACGGCGCTGATCGTCGGCGTGGACGGCGACCGGTTCACGGATGTGCCGCGGCGGATTGTCGACGCGCTGATGTGCGCGGGCATCCGGGAGGTGTGATGCATGTTCGCGGATGTGTACACATGGGAGGTCTGGTCGCGACTGGAACGCGGGGAATGCGTCATGTGCGTGGACAAGGCGCACGGTGTGCTGTATGATCTGCGCGAGGTGAGCGTCGGCGGAGTTGCCGCGATTCTCAAGGCGGCCGAGGACACAAATGCATATTATTTATACTGCGAAGAAACGGAGGAGGAGCAAAGTGACACTGTATGAAATGACGGATGCGGCGCGGAAGCTCTACGAGCTGCTCTCTGCCGGCGAGATCGACGAGCAGACGGTACACGACACGCTGGAAGCGATCGGCGCGGAAGAGAAGCTCGAAGCTTACGTGCATGTACAGAAGCAGCTGGAGGCGGAGTACGCGGCATTTGATGCCGAAGTCACGCGCATGGAGAAGCGCATGGACAGCATCCGGGCGCAGATCGACCGGCTGCGGCGTGCGGAGGTGGAGTTCCTGCAGGCGACGGGCGAGAAAAAAGCCAAGGCCGGGACGTTCACCATTACGCTCAGGGAGTCGCAGGCGGTGACGGTGGACGACGCTGCAGCCATTCCGGCGGACTTCCTGCGGGAGATTCCGGCAGAGATCAGGCCGGACAAGAAAGCAATCCGGGACGCGCTCAAGGCCGGCCAGAACGTGCCGGGCGTGCATCTGGAAAGCAGCTGGTCGGCGACTGTGAGGTGATTGCATGGGCATCCCTGTTCTGATTCTGGGCGAGTCGGCATCCGGCAAGTCGGCGAGCCTGCGAAACTTCGCGCCGGAGGAAGTCGGCGTCTTCAACGTGGCGGGCAAGCGCCTGCCGTTCCGGTCGGAGCTGCCGGTGGCGGATAATCCAAACTATAACATCATCATGCAGACAATCACGAAAGGACGCAAGAAGGCGTATGTCATCGATGATTCGCAATATTTGCTCTGCTTTGAGCTCTTTGACCGGAGCAATGAATCCGGCTATCAGAAATTCACAGACCTTGCGCTGCATTTCTACCGGCTGATCCAGACCGTGATCCGCGATACGCCGCCGGACGTAATCGTCTACTTCCTGCATCACATCGAGACGGCAGCGGACGGCAAGCGCAAGGCAAAGACCATCGGCAAGATGCTGGACGAAAAGCTGACGGTCGAGGGGCTGTTCACGGTGGTGCTGCTCTGCGAAACGGACGGTGCGCGCCACTGGTTTACAACGCAATCCGACGGCACGTCGACGGCAAAAAGCCCGATCGGCATGTTCAGCGATCGGGAGATTGACAACGATCTGAAGGCGGTGGACACCGTCATCCGCAATTATTATGATTTGGGAGGTACACAGAATGATTCCGAAGTATGAGGACTACGAAGCAAAGGAACGCCAGGGCGCGGAGAAGCTCCCCGCAGGCGGCTACATTGCGCAGATTCTGAAGGCGGAGTGCGTCGACTACGACTGGGGCACGGTGCTGGTCGTGTCGTTCGACATCGCGGAGGGCCCGCAGAAGGGATTCTTTGCGCGCCGCTGGAAGGCCGACGAGGGCGGCGAGTACGAGCGCCGCTGGAAGGGCACATTCCGCGTGAACGTGCCGACGAGCAAATCGCGCTATCCGAAATCCGACAAGGACGCGTTTCAGGACTTCACGTTTGCGGTGAATGCGTCGAATCCGGGCTACACGTTCGACTTTGACGAAGAGAAGCTCAAGGGCAAGAAGGTCGGCGTGCTGTTCAGAAACCGCGAGTGGGAGAAGGACGGCAACACCGGCTGGACGACCGAATGCTGCCGCTGTGTGGCCGTCAGGAAGATTCAGGAGGGCGACTACACCGTGCCGGCAGATAAGCCGCTCAAGAAGAAGCAGGAGGGCGCAGCGACGGTCACGCCGCAGGCCGCAGACGAGATCATCAGCGACAGCGAGCTGCCCTTTTGAGCGCATGGTGATTCTCGAAGACACCCGCCAGCAGGCCGGGAAGCACCGCAATGTGCACGCATGGATGGAGGCGCACGGCGTCTCCATTCGGCGCACGAAGCTGCTCTGCGGGGACTATACGCTCCCCGCGGATCAGCGGGTCTGCATCGACACGAAGGCGGGGCTCGATGAGGTCTATTCGAATATCATCGGCAAGGAGCATGCACGGTTTGTGCGTGAGCTGGAAGCGGCGAAGAGCTGCGGCATCACGCTGGTGATTCTGGTCGAGGAGGACGGCATCGGGCGGCTTGCCGACGTGGGCGCGTGGAAGAATCCGCGGGTGGCGATCTACTACCGGACGCCAAAGGAACGACGGCGCGTGCGCCCGCCTGTTTCGTCGGCGCGTCTGATGCAGACGATGCAGACGATCGCGGAGAAGCACGGCTGCGTCTGGGACTTCTGCGCACATGCAGAGACCGGGCAGCGCATCTTTGAGATACTGACCAAGGGGGTGCAGCCATGAACGCAGAGGACATTGCAAAGGCCGCATGGGAGGGCACGGAGCTGCAGCAGTTCGCGACGCTCGAAGACCTGCATCTGCACACGTGCCTGCTGCGGGTATACGCCGACTTCAGAGCGGGGCGCATGGACAAGGCGACCGCCGAAGGGCTGAAAAAGCGCATGGTGGCGGCGTGGGCGGACGACAAAAAGACGCGCGAAACATGGGAGAAGATGAACGCAGAGCGTGCCGCTGCGATCATGGCGGTGCAGACGCTGAATCCGGAGAAGGCAACGACCGCCGCAGAGTGCATCGGGATTCTGGCGCAGACGGTGGCCGCGCTGACCGGTGACAGCAGCCTGCCGGCGCGGATGAAGGAGAAGTGGGGGTGAGGGCATGGCGAACCCGCAGAGAGAGCGCGGGCACATCGAGATCGCGAACGACCTCTTTGAGGCCATCTACATGCGCTATGCCTTCACGGCGCGGCAGCTGGCCGTGATCAGCACGGTGCTGCGCTATACCTACGGCTGGCAGCGGAAGTCTGCGCCGATCTCCCTGCAGCAGATTCAGACGGCGACTGGGCTGGATAAGTCAAACGCAGGGAAGACAATTGACGGGCTTGCCGCTGCTTCTGTTTTGACAGTTGGAGAGATGACAAGAGAAGGGCGTATCTTGTCGCTGAACAAGAATTATGATGAGTGGCGAGTGGTCAAAACGACCACCGCAGAGTGGCCAAATCAACCACCGCGAGGTGGTCAAAACAACCACGGCGAAGTGGTTAATTCAACCACGGACACTATCCAAAGACAATATAAAGACACAGAGGGCTTCCTGTGTTTGTGGGATCGCTGGCCGGAGAGCCGGAGAAAGGGCCTCTCGAAGGTGACGGAAGCGGCAGCGGCAGAGGTGGTCAGCCGTGCGGAGGATGTGCAGCGGGCAATTGACAGCTATCTGGACGCGCACAGAGAGACGCCGGAGCGGTATATCATGTTTGCGGGGCGCTTTTTCTCCGGTGAGTGGAAGGATTACGTGCCGGCAGAAGCCCCGCAGCCGAAGAAACGGGGGAATTTACAGTGAGAAACCTGAACGAGGAGGAAATCCGGCGGGCGTGCTTCACGCTGCATGCGCCGGAGGACGTCAACGGCTGCCTGTTCGAAGTCCGGATCATCGACGACAAGTTCAATCTGTCCGGCTACTTCACCAGCGCGGAGACGCTCATCGCAGAGCTCCGCCGCACGGAGACCAGACCGAACGAGAATATCTACATCACGATTAATTACATCGACGACGCCTGCTATGCCAGAAAGCAGCACGACAAATTCATCCGCAACGCGACCCCGACCACATCCGACAAAGACGTCACCGGCTACCAGTTCATCATGATCGATCTTGATCCGGAGCGCACGAAGGGCACGTCGTCCAGCGACGCGGAGCTCGAAGCCGCGCGCGCACTCTCGCGGCGCATCTTCAAGTACATGAAGGCCACGGGCTGGAATGACCCGATCGTCGCGGAGTCCGGAAACGGCGTGCACCTGCTATACAAAGTCGGCTTTGCGGTCACGCCGGAGCGCATTCAGGCGGTCAAGGACGCGCTCACGGCGCTGGATATGCTCTTTTCCACCGATCAGGTCAAGGTCGACACGACCACCTTCAACCCCGCGCGCATCTGCAAGCTCTACGGCACGATGGCGCAGAAGGGCGCAGACACGGCCGTCCGTCCGCATCGTATGAGCCGGATGCTCTACGTCCCGCAGCCGCTGCTGACCAACGACATCGCGCTGGTCGAAGCGCTGGCACAGCGGGCACCGCAGCCGGATGCACCGTGCCGGTCTAATCGCTATCAGCCGGGGCGATTTGATGTGGCAGAATGGCTGCAGCGGCATGCGATCGAAGTGGCGAAGGCCGTGCCGCATGAGGGCGGGATGAAGTACATCCTCCGGCACTGCGTCTTTGATCCGGAACACAAGGCGCCGGATGCGATGGTCATTCAGGCCGCAGACGGGCGCATCGGGTATCACTGCTTTCACAACAGCTGCGCGGACAGGCACTGGAAGGACGTGCGTCTGCTGTTTGAGCCGGATGCGTATTCAAGGGAAGCGCCCGCTGCGTCGTATACGCCGAACGCGCAGATGCGTACAGAGCCGGAGATGCAGACGGGTGCGCCGCACTGGCCATGGCTTACGCCGCTGCAGATTCTGGAGCGAACGAAGGAGCCGGAAAGCTACATCAGGACCGGCATCACGGAGCTGGACAGAAAGCTCATCGGGCTAAAGAAGGGCTTTGTGACCGTGCTCTCAGGGCTCAGAGCCTGCGGCAAATCCAGCCTGCTTTCACAGATCGCGCTGACGGCCTGCGACGGCGGGCACCGCGTGGGGATGTTCTCCGGCGAGCTGACCGGCAAGAACGCGATGCGCTGGATCAATCTGCAGGCGGCCGGCAAGGCGCACACATTCCCGTCGCAGTACGAAGGGCGCTGGTATACGCACGCGGCGACCGACCGCGCCATTGCGGAATGGCTCACGGGGCGCTTCTTCCTCTACGACAACGACCGCGGGGCGCTCTGGCGGGATATGCGCGATGCCGTGACCGCTGCCGTCGAGCGAGACGGGCTCGATCTCATCATCATCGACAATCTGATGTGCCTTGACCTGGTCACGCTTGGCCGTGATCCGTTTGTGCGGCAGTCGCTGTTTGTCAACGACCTCTGCCAGATCGCGAAGGCGAAGAACATTCATATTTTGTTTGTGGCGCATCCGCGCAAGACCAACGGCTTTCTGCGGCTGCAGGACATCGCGGGCAGCAACGACATCGTGAACAGAGTCGACAATGCAATCATCATGCACAGAGTCGGGCATGATTTCGAGGTCGGATACAGGGACGAATTCAAGCCGAAGGCAGATTGCCCGCATCTGGGCTGCACAAACGTCCTGGAAATCTGCAAAGACCGCGACAACGGCACGCAGGATTATTTTATCGACCTCTGGTATGAGCCGGAGTCGAAGCGCCTGCGCAATTCGCCGGCGGAGTGCGTGCATTACGGCTGGGAGGAAACAGAGAGCGGCGGTGCGGCAGCCGTTGCGGAGCTCCCGCCGTTCTGATCGGGGGGGGTGAGCAAATGACCGACAAGGCAATCGAACGGGCGCGGGCGTTGCGCTATAAGCGCTCGGCGCTGGCGGCGATGGGCTACGAAATCATCATGAGCGAGCTGCAGGAAATCTACGACACATGCAGCGACCTGCAATGGTGCGAGGACGACATCACGCAGCCGGTGATCGACGGCGACGAGGACGAGGGCGCGGGCTATCGCATGGACTTCTCGGAGTTGGCGACCGATGCGGAGCGCCTGCTGGATGCGTTCTACAGCGCAGACTGCGAGCACTTCGACGACTGCACGGTCGGCCTGATCGGCGACAGATTTGCGTGCATCGGCTATGACAGCATTGAGTGCGACTATTACGCGCTCTCGGCCTTCGACGCCGGCAGGGCGCAGCGCGAGAGCTGCAAGCGGATCATGCGGCTGACCAAAGCGGAGATGCTCACGGAGATCGGCAAGGCGGTCGGCATGATGATGGCGTTCTACGATCTGCGGCAGCGTTTTGACTACCTGCGCGCCGCGCTGAGCGCCGTGATGGAGCACAACCTGGAGACGTTGCGCACGGTGCGCAGCATAGAAGACGCATATGCCGCATGGTGCGATGACGGCTGCAGGGACTACGGCGACAAATACCGCCGGCTGCATGCGCTGGCCGAATCGCTGGATGCGGTGTATTGGGTGCAATGAACAAGGAGGAATCAGCATGGCAAAGAAGAAGAAAACCGGATTCGAACCGACCCCGACCGTCGTTTTCCGCTCGCCGCGCTTCACGCATATCCTGAACAGAGACTGTGACCCGGAGGAAGTCGAAAAGGTGGCGGTCTTTCAGAACTGGTGGGAAGCCGACGACTTCATCCGGCGGCGCAGAATCGGCAATCACGAGACCGACGACTGTCTCAAGCGCTGCAGCCTTGCCGACTGGGAGGACTGGGTGCGCGAGACCTGTCAGCTAAAAGGCGGGTGGATACCATGAGCGAGGGCGTGGCGGGTTTTATCTGCCTGTGCTATCTGATCTTTGCAGCCTGGCTGGAGATCAGGCGCCGCCGACAGGAGGGACCCGAAGAAGAGGAAGCGCCGGAGCCGATCAACGCGCTCCGGCTCGAAGGGGAGGTCGAGGCGCTGCACCGGAAGATGCAAAAGCTCCGGCAGCTCGACGAGATGATCATAGACCTGCGGCTCTGCCGGCCGGCAGCCGTCCAGAAGGCTTTCAGGATGGAGTGGATGTCTGCAGCCGGTCAAAATCACACATTTGACTTTTTTGCAGACGGTGAGAACCTCTCCACGGCCTATCTGCTGGAGCTGGCGATCGCAGAGCGCGCGGAGGTCAATCAGGAGATTCAGCAGCGCATATATGACCTCTACCGCCGTACATGCTATGAGGACTTCTGCGCAGCGGCAGACCCTGAAAAATATATGACGGTGTAAGCAAAAAGATGAAAATCACGGCAGGGGAGTGGTATATTTTATGATTACGTCATGCAAAATGTGCGGCAGGGGATTCGAAGCAAGAGACCGCCGGAAGAAGTACTGCGAGAGCTGCGCAGCTGCCCGCCGGAGGATGTTCAACAATGCCGACGTGACAGCGCTCAGAGAACGTGCCCGCCTGCAGCGGCTTGCAGAACAAGAAGAACTTGCCGGCCTGCGGACGGAGAACGAGCTGCTCAGGGAGCGCGTGATCGAGCTAGAAGCGATGCTCGGAGGAGGTGCAGAATGAAGAAGTGCGAATTCTTTGCAAACTACCATTGCAGCTGCAGCGATTGCCCGAACATCCAGTACGACGCATGCGAGGAGCGCTGGGGTTATGGCATCCCTGAGGATATCGGCATGCATCGGATTCCGTGCAACAAATGCATCTACAACGACAAGAGCTGCACGTGCGACGATTGCGGCTTCAATGGTGGCCCGGATTGCCCGCATAAGGAGAGTGACATAGCATGACCCCGAAAGACTACCTGAAGCAGTACCGCGAGAGCATCACCCGGAGCGCGGAGATTGAGCAGCACCTTGCGGAGCTCAAGGCCGAAGCAGTGCGCCTGAAAGACCACGAGGGGCACAGTATCGCGCTGGATGCCGCCGTCGCTGCTTACGTCGACGCTTGCAATGCGAGCGCGGCGGAGCTCAGCCGGCTGGCGCAGCTGCGTGCCGACATCGAGCGGATTATTGACAGCGAGAAGAACGAGAAGCTGCACACGGTGCTTTACCGGCACTACATTCTCGGTGAGACCTGGGTGCAGGTGGCCGCCTTCATGCATTACGAATACCGGAGCATCACGCGCATGCACGGGCAGGCGCTGCTCGAAGTCCGCGAAAGATGTCCTTGAATGTCCTACTCGACCTGTGCTATAATCAAGATGAAAAGGTGCACCGGGTCGGCTGATTCGGTGCGCTTTGCATTCTGGCAAGGGCGGTGAAAGCATGACGGCAGAGGAGCTGGCGGCGCAGATCGCGCGGGAGATTGAGGAAGACAGCCGGCTGGCTGCCATCAGGGAGCGCATTGCAAACGGCAAAGCCCGCCCGACGGACGCGGAAATCTACACGGAGATCACGGCGCGGATCACGGCGGAGCGCATGAAACAGAACGTGCACGCACTGGACGCTCCGCAGCCTGCATTCGTGGCCGCGACGCGTGAAAGGTATCAGGACACCTTCAAGGTCTACGAAGCCGCACAGCGCATTCTGGACGAAGCACAGGGGCTGCATCTGGGCATCCGGAAGCCCGCGTTCAATCAGGAGCGCGCGGAGCAGATCGGGCACGCGCTGGAGGACAAGACGGTACCGGATTCAGTGATCGAGCGGCGCGCGGAATCAGCGACGGAGAACTTCTGCAGATCGTTTCAGGATGACAGAGTCAAGGCAAACGCAGCCTTCCGGAGTGAAGCCGGACTCAGAGCGACGATCGTCAGAAGCGGCGGCAGCAAGTGCTGTGATTGGTGTGCATCGGTAGAGGGCCGCTTTGATTACGACAGCGCGCCGGACGGCATCTGGGGCAGGCACGACAACTGCAGCTGCTCGGTGTCTATGGAGACCGGCAGAAAGCGCGCAGGCAGCCGTGCACGGAGCTGGGAGCGGCCTGCATTTGAGGTAGGTGCAGCGGAGCCGGTGCGGTTCAGTATTGAGCCGGTGCAGGGTGCAGTGGAACCGGTCAGGCTCACGCAGGAACAGGCTGCTGCTGCCGGAGCAAGTGAACCTGTAAGGTTCACACGGGAACAGGCCGTGAATGAACGCTTGACAAATGCTGCCGGAAGTGTTACAATGGAGACAGCAGAAGAACGTGACAAAAACGCTGCACGGAGACGGTACGATGCAATGACACGCGAACAGCGTGTGGAAGTGATCCAGCGCGGGATTCGCGAACCTGACGCAACTTTTTCTTATGATACAGCAGAGAATCATGCGATGGAATATTTACTGAAAGTAGAACCGATGCCAAACACTTTTGATGTAAGATCGCACGGCAATGATTCACTGATAGATTTCTTCAAGCAGGATTATCCAAAAGGGGATACTCGCTCACAAATTGATGCACACACGCTTGCACTAATATTGCGCGGCAGAGAGGATTTTCGTCAGTTTGTGGCTGACTGCAAGCGGCGAAATGTTGAGCCGTTTGTTAGACTGATGTCATGCAACACCGGAAACACAACAAATACTGGGAACTGCTTTGCTCAACTTCTTGCAAACGAATTGGGAATGAATGTTTATGCGCCGACAAAAACGCTATACGCAAATCCAGATGGTTCTTATCAAGTTGGAATTATGAATGATGGTGAAATGAAGCTTTTTTGGTCAAGAAGGGTGTGATACAATGAAAAAGTATGCGTTTCACAAAGATATTAATGAAATGACTTTAGGTGAATTCATGGGGCAAACCACAAGCAAGCCTATAATGGAAAAAGAAAAGATTCTGGCATACATGAAATCAGGTGCATTATCTGCGTTTACGAGTGAGCCAGTGCATGACAGACTTACGGGTGAAGAAGTGAAAGAAGCAGACAATCAGAGAACCGATGGAGAGTTCATCTGGTATGAATCGTGGATTTACCATTTTGAGAAATACAACCTAAAACTGAACGACGATTTCATTGAATATGTGTTAAACCGCCCTGAGTAATCAAGGCGGTTTTCTCATACCCAAAACCGAAAGGAGTTTATCACATGGAAGACTGGAAAGAACGGCTGAAAGCTGAGTATGCGCAGATGAAAGAACGCTATGAGAAGCTGCATCGTGCGAATATCAAAATCGAAGTCGGGAGAATGATGCAAGATACGACCGCACGGGATGAATATCACCGCGGCGAGCTGATGGGGCAGCAGGAAGATGCAATGCGGAAATATCTGCATATTCTGGAGCTGCGGGCAGAACTGGACGACATCGAGCTGAACTGAACACGCGAAAGCACCTGATGAAAATCAGGTGCTCTTTTTGTACCCAAATACAGCCGCCAGCAGCCGCACGGGGGGAGGGTACCCCCGTTTTGACGGTCTCCGGACTGCGCCGGCTCACTGCTCGATAAAGCGCGGGGAAAAGACGTTTTTTGAGCAAAAGTGACTGGAGGTGAAAAGATGGACAGGATGGAGACGGAAGCCAGAAGGATGACGGAGATCACGGGAGTGGAATGGAGAGCGCTGCGGCACGAGGGTGTTGACAGCGCTTATATTATCTCTGAGAAGGGCGACGTCTACAACTTCAGGCGGCATGTCCGGCACCGGATGCAGTGCTATGGCGGGCGGTATGTGCGGCTGCGGTTTACGTCCGGAGAGCAGCATGCCTGCAAGATTGACGCACTGCTGCTGGAAACATTTCCGGAGAACTATCCGGACAGCGGCGAAGAATGGCGTGTGATTGAGATTGACGGCGAGGGAAGTGCTTATGAGGTCAGCGAGAACGGAGAAATCCGGAGAGCCGACAACCGGCGCAGGGTCAGGCCGATCGTGCACAAGTGCGGGTATCTTGTCATCCGGCTCCGGCACAAAGGGAAAACAATCACGGAGTATGCGCACCGTCTGACGGCAAAGGCATTTCTGCCGAACCCGCACGGGCTCAGCACGGTGAACCATAAGGACGAAAACCCGCAGAACAATGCGGTGAGCAATCTGGAATGGTGCGACAAAAGCTATAACATGCTGTATCACGGGGCTTCAAAACGTGCAAGCAGGCACGCGATGATGACGGTGAAGCTCAAACGGCTTGCAAACAACGGAAACACGGAAGCGCTTGAAATACTGCGGCACAAACGGTATTATGACAGCCCTGAGCTGTTCCAAAAGGCTGCGGCGCTGGTTTGCGGATAGGAGGGGAACACATTGCTCAGGGGGATGGACTACCTGCGGGGGAAGCTCGCGACGAAGCGTCAGAGGGTGCTCACGCGGTATCAGTATTATGAGATGAAGCAGCAGGTCAGGGACATTGCGGGGATTATTCCGCCGCGGTTCCGCGCGGTCTCCTATGCGCTCGGCTGGTGCGCAAAGGCCGTCGATGTGCTCAGCGACCGGCTGCTCTTTGACGGCTTCGCAAATGACGACTTTCTGCTGAACGACATCTTCAGCATGAACAATGCCGATGTGCTCTTTGGCTCGGCGAATCTTTCGGCGCTGATCGGCTCCTGCTGCTTTCTCTACATCGGGCGGGATGCTGCAGGCTATCCGACGATCCAGGTGATCGACAGCGCGAATGCGACCGGCATCATCGATCCGGTGACGAATCTGCTCAGCGAGGGCTATGCGGTCTTAGAACGCACGGACACGCAGACGGGCGGGAACATCGGCGGGGAGCCGGTGCTCGAAGCTTACTTCCTGCCGGGGCGGACGGAATTCTTCCGGAACGGCATGCGGCAGAAGCCGATGACGCATAAGGCGCCTTACCCGCTGCTGGTGCCGGTGATCTACCGGCCGGATGCGCGGCGTCCGTTTGGGCACAGCAGGATTTCCAGAGCCTGCATGGACGTCGTGGGCGCTGCAGTGCGGACGCTCAGGCGGTCGGAGGTTTCGGCGGAGTTCTATTCCTTCCCGCAGCGCTATATTCTGGGGCTGGACGAAAACGCGGAGCCGATGGACGACGAGGCAAAGCTCCGCGCGACGATGTCGGCGTTTCTGGACTTCCGGCAGGACGAAAAGGGCAATCATCCGGTGCTCGGGCAGTTTGAGCAGCAATCCATGGCGCCGTTCACGGAGCAGGTCAAGATGCTGGCGAGTGTATTCGCGGGCGAGACCGGCCTGACGCTGGACGACCTTGGATTTTCGACGGAGAATCCGTCGGCAGAGGGCGCGATCAGGGCGAGCCACGAGAACCTCCGGCTGACGGCGAGACGGGCGCAGCAGACCTTCGGGGTCGGATATCTGAATGCGGGATATCTGGCGGCGTGTGTGCGCGACGATCAGGCCTATGCGCGCTGGGCGTTCCGGAACACGCGCCCGACATGGCTGCCGATCTTTGAGCCGGATGCCGCGGGGCTTGCGTCGATCGGCGACGCGGTGCTCAAGATGAATCAGGCACAAGAGGGCTTCATGGGCGCGAACAATATCCGGGCGCTGACGGGGCTTTCTTCGGACAGTGAAAGTTGAAAGTGGATAGCGGAGAGTGGAGAGATATGCGTCTGATTGATGCAAACGAGCTGCGGGAAAGCTTGAAAATTCGCAGGGATGTTACAGATTCATTTGCCGACGGATATCGTGCCGCGCTGATTGATTGCATTCGGGAAATTGACGGCTGTACGACAATTGTGAACGCCCTGTGCCGAAGCGAGAAAACGGAACGGCGCGGAAGATGGATTGACGGCTGCTGCGAACTGTCGTGTTCAGCTTGTGGCTGGGTGTACAGCGACGAATTGCCGTTTATGTCACGTCATGGCATTGACAAATTCGAAGATGCATTTGCATTCTGCCCGCACTGCGGGGCAAAGATGGACGGTGATGAACATGCAACTGATTGATAAACAGGCCGCATATGCCGAATTGAAACACGAAGCAGAGATGCATATGCTTCCGGAATATCAAGAAGCATATGCACGTGCGGCACGACTTATCGACCGGATGAAGCCTGTTGATGCAAAGCCTGTTGCGCATGCGTGCTGGGTAGGACTAGATGATGACAAAAGAGGATTTGCGTCTGAATATCTGTGCTCAAACTGCGATTCTGTCACGTATCTGCACATTTGCGAACGGGAATGCGACTATGATTATTGCCCATACTGTGGCGCACGAATGGATGGTGATGAACATGCTGAATGACGAATTTGCACCGATTCCACCGCAGAAGCGGAAAACGAATCGTGACGTGCTGATGAGAATGGACATATATGACATCCTGCGGAAGCTGCAAGGCAATCTGGAGAACTACGGAGCGACAGATCCATGCATCATGGATGCGCTCGGAGTCATCGGAGTGCGTTCGCGGTGTGAGCACTACTGGCCTACCTGCAAGAATTGTATTGCGGCATGGCTGAACGAGGAGGAAGGCACGTGAGAAGCAGGCTGAAGACGGCGGCGCAGCGGCATCTGGATGCGCTGATGGCGGAGTACGTCAAAAAACGGAATGCGGCAGTCAGAGCGGCGGTGGAACGCGGCGACCTGAGCCTGATCAAGGCGCTGGCAATCGAGAACAAGCAGCCGATCCCGCCTGATCCGGTGCTGGAAATCTCCGCGCACAAGATGTGCTGCGAAATCCTGACGATGCCGGACGAGCTGCGGAAGGCTTCCGCCGACTGGCTGAAGGCGCGGGGCTTTGCGGCGGGAATCAGGTATTGATACAAGTCAAATACAAGTCTTGTACAAGCGAAAAACAAGTCGCAGGAGTCGCAAATGACTCCAAAAGCACGCCAAACGCACGAAATACGCACGGTAACGCACGCGTGCGTTTGAAACTTCCGTATAACTTCCGGGTAACTTCGCGGTAACTCTTGGAAAAAACTTGGGAGAAACTTGGGGAAAAGTTGGGGATGGCCTGTCAAAACTCGGCGAGTTGGGAAAAACGGTGGCAAAAAGGTGGCAAAACGCTGGCATAGACAGCGGATTTGGTACATGCAAGGGCTGAATCTGGTACATTTGGTACAGATTTTGGTACAAACATGGGACAAGCGTGGGACAAACGTGGGACACGTGGGACAAAACGTGGGACGAGCGCCAACTCGGCGAGTTGGACTCTTTTTTCACGGTTGGACAAATGCCGTCCAATTCTGCGGCAGAATGAGCCGCATGTGCGCATTGTATCCAGCAATGATCGGGGAGATATCCTTGCCGCTCACGGAGGCAGTGCGGCGAGAACATGCAAAACGTGCACGTGCGGTGCATTGTGCTGCAGATTTGCGGCACCGGCACACCGGCCGGCGGCTTTCTGGCCGCATGGGCATCCGATCCCGCCGGTCGGCAGTGCCAACAGCCATTTATACGATCAGTCTGACCGTTTGTTATTGACGTTTTGAGGGTTCAGCGCGTTCCTTTTGCTGAAGACGGTATTGGTATCATGATGGCTGCCCGGCCTTCCGGGCTCGGAAAGGGTTGATAACATGGATGATCTGATCTCACGGGCGGACGCGATCCGTCTGATGAAGAATGAGCTTTACGAGCACGGCGACGCGGCGGTTGATGCGGCGGTGCTGGTGCTTCGCGAGATGCCGTCCGCACAGAACAAGGCCGAATGGAAGTTTCTGGCGGATTCTGAACGATATGCCTGCACGCACTGCGGCAAGACGCTGACGCTTGGCGTGGATCCGTCCTGCTACGGGATCCGGTACTGCATGCAGTGCGGGTGTCTGATGGAGTGATGCGGGATGGCTGCGGCATGGGAAGACTACGAGCAGCTGACATTCTTCGACGAACCGGCGGCAGCCGGCAAGCGGCAGATCAAGAACGGCACATATGCGGAGTTCGTTGACAAATTCAAGCCGAAGCTCACAACGGACGACTGCTACACGCCGCAGCTGGTCTATGACGCGGTGGCGGACTGGACGGCGCAGGAATACGGGCTGGACAAAGCCGACTTTGTGCGGCCGTTCTGGCCGGGCGGCGACTACAAGGCGCAGGACTACACGGGAAAGATCGTGGTCGACAATCCGCCGTTTTCCATTCTGATGGAGATCATCCGCTTTTACTGCGCGCAGGAGATTCCGTTTCTGCTGTTCACGCCGACGCTGACGGGCGTTGTGCGGTATGGTGATTACTGCACGGTGTTTCCGACGGGCGTGGATATCGAATACGAAAACGGGGCGGTCGTGATCACGTCATTCTGCACGAATCTCGACCCGCACGAAATCAGGGCGCGCACGGTGCCGGCACTCTATGCGGCAGTGCAGGCAGCCAACGACAGGAACCGCAAGGCAAAGCACGTCACGATTCCGAAATACATCTATCCGCCGGACGTGATCAGTGCGGCGCAGATGTACCCATTTGCGCGCGTCGGCATTGAGCTGATCATTCCGCGCGCGGAGTCTGAACGCATCACGGCGCTGGATTCGCAGAAAAGAAGCGGGAAGGCAATCTTCGGCTGCGGCTGGCTGCTCTCTGAGCGCCTGAAGGCGGAACGCGAGAAGGCGGAACGCGAGAAGGCGGAACGCGAGAAGGCGGAACGCGAGAAGGCGACGCGCTGGCCGCTGAGCGATCGGGAAAAGAGAATCATCGCGGAGCTGAATGCTGCAGGAGGTGGCTGAAGTGTATGGTTCACCATGCAAGGACTGCGGAGAGCGAAAAGTCGGATGCCATGCGGCCTGTGAACGCTATGCGGCCTATCACGAGAGCAGGGAACGCGTCCTGCAGCAGCGGTCTTCGGAGATCATGCTGAGCGGCTATCACGCGGAAGCAATCCGGAAACGCAAGAAGGGCGCGGGAAAGAAGAAGGCCGGCATGTATCAGCAATAGCCGGCAGAACGGAGATGTCAGGGCATGGAAAAGGTAAATCATCCGGCGCACTATGCGGGGCGCGGGCTGGAATGCATTGACGCGATCCGTGCGGCGGCGGCCGATCTGGACGGCTTTGAGGGCTTCTGCGCGGGCAATGTGATGAAATATTTATGGCGATTCAGGCAGAAGAACGGCGTGGAAGACCTCAGAAAGGCGCGGTGGTATCTGGATGCGCTGATCGATTACGAAGGCGGCGCGGACGGCCCCGCGGATACGCCGAGCGCGGCGGACTGAAGGAGCGGACAGATGGTCAAAGCCATGGAGAGAACCTGCAGCATCTGCGGGAATCGGTTTTTCGGCTGGCAGACGGCCAAATACTGCAGCGAAACTTGCAGGGAGACGGGCACGGCGGCACGGAAACGGTCGCATTATCTTGCACGAAACCGGCAGCCGGCACCGCCGACAGAGCGGCACTGCAGGAAGTGCGGCGGGGTGTTCCTGAGCCGCTGGAATGCGGCGTACTGCGAAGACTGCCTGCACGACGGCAGCGCGTATATGAACCAGCTGCGGTGGGGCAGGAAGAACGGCGACGATATCACGGCGATCGAATGGAGAATGCAGAAAGGGGGCTGAACGATGGAAGGACAGCCGAGAGCACGTCCGGCAGACGGCTACCGTCCGTCAAAGGCAAATCTGCGGCCGGATCACAACGGGACGCAGCGGGCACAGTTTGAGAGCAACAAGAAGCGCATCTATGCGACGCAGACGGTCTGCGGCATCTGCGGGAAGCGGGTCGACTTCGGCCTGAAGTTTCCGCATCCGCTCTCCCCTTGCATTGACCATATCGTCCCCGTGAGCAAGGGCGGGCATCCGTCGGATATCTCGAATCTGCAGCTTGCGCACATGACGTGCAACCGCGACAAATCGGACAAGCTGACGCCGGTCAATGCGGCTTCCGGCGGCATTCAGCTGATCTCAAACAGGCAATTGCCGCTTACTTTTGACTGGAAAGAAATTTGAAAGGAGTGCACTGCATGAGCGGAGAAAACCGGCTCGGCAGACAAACTCCTACTGTATCGATCCGGCAGCCGTACACCGACAGTCTCGGTGCGGATGCCGTGGAAATCTACAACACATCCGGGCGGACGGCGCAGGACTGGCAGGCGATCATGATGGAGGACATCATGGCCGTGAATGCCGACGGGCTCTGGACGCATATGAAATTCGGCTGGAGCGTTCCGAGACGAAACGGAAAGTCCGAAATCCTGATCATGCGCGCGGTCTGGGCGCTGCTGCACGGCGAACGGGTGCTCTATACGGCACACCGGACGACGACCTCAAGCAACGCCTGGGAGAAAATCTGCGTGCTGCTCGGGAAGATGGGCTATGCCGAAGAGGAAGACTACAAGACTTATCGCACGCGCGGTATGGAGCGCATTGAGTGGCTCAGGGATGATTCCAGTGCGCTGATCAACTTCCGGACGCGGACAAGCACCGGAGGGCTTGGCGAAGGCTATGACCTTCTGATCATCGACGAGGCGCAGGAATACACGGCGGACCAGGAATCCGCGCTGAAATATGTGGTCACGGACTCGAGCAATCCGCAGACGCTGATGTGCGGCACGCCGCCGACGGCAGTCTCGGCCGGCACGGTCTTCCTGAACTACCGGAGGGAATGCCTTTCCGGAGAGGCGGAGGACTGCGGCTGGGCGGAATGGAGCGTTCCGGAGCTTTCGGACACTTCCGACGTCGATCTCTGGTATGAGACGAACCCGAGCCTGGGCACGATCCTGACGGAGCGCACGGTGCGCAATGAGCTGGGGCGCGACAAGGTGGACGACAACATCCAGCGGCTGGGGCTCTGGCTGCGATACTCGCGGCGCTCGGCGATCTCGAAAGAAGACTGGGAGCACTGCGCGCTCACGGAGCGTCCGGCGCTGCCTACGCCGCCGCGGCTGTTCTTTGCGGTCAAGTACGGCAAGACGGAGCACGTCTCGCTTGCTGCCGCGGTGAAGCTGCCTGACGGGCGCGTGTTCGTCGAAGCGATAGACACGAGACCGATCAAGGAGGGCAATGCCTGGCTGCTGCCGTTTCTGCTGAATCCGCATGCGGCGGGCATCCTGATCGACGGCGCGGGGCATCAGACGATCCTCAGTGACGACATGAAGAATGCGGGCATCAAAACAAGGCCGGTGCTGCCGAAGGTCGCGGAGGTGATCACGGCGCACGCGCAGTTTGAGCAGGCGGTCTTTGCCGGTCAGCTCTGCCACATGGGGCAGCCGGCGCTTTGTCAGGCGGCGGAGAACTGCGAGCACAGAATGATCGGGAGCGCGGGCGGCTTTGGCTATGCGGCCTGCCTGGAGGGTGTAGAAATCTCGCTGCTCGAATCGGTATCCTTTGCGCACTGGCTGGCGGCTAACGCGAAGGAGAAGAAGCAGCAAAAATATTTTCTTTGATATCAGGCGGGAAACCGCTTGGATTACGCAACTATGCGGTGAAATAGGAGTTTGTTATGAGCGAAGAATTCAAGGCTATTGAAACACAGGAAGCGTTTGACGCGGCCATCAAGGCACGGCTCGAACGCAACACCAGAGCGGTGACCGAAGAGGTCACGAAGAAGTTTGAAGGATGGATTTCGCCGGAGACCGCTGCAGAATCTGCGGCCAAGGCCGAAGAGACCGCAAAGACGATTGCAGCGCTCACGGAGCAGGTGCAGACGCTCACGGCAGAGAAGACAGCGACCGCGCTGGATGCGATGAAGCTGAAAATCGCGTATGAAGCGGGGCTGCCGGCAGAGCTTGCCGCACGGCTGACGGGCGACGACGAAGAGGCACTCAGGAAGGACGCGGAGACGCTCGCGAAGTTTGCGGGCGGCGCTGCGACACCGGCCTTTGCGGCTTCTGAACATACGGAGCTCTCCGGCGTGGAGAAGGCCTTCTATGCGAGAAATCCGGAGCTTCGGACGAAATAAACGCAAACCGAAAGGAGCATTACTATGGCACATGCTGCACAGGACAGATATTCCGATCTCGTGCTGGCGAAGCTCAGAGCTGAGCTGGTACTCGCGGACGGGTTCGTCTTCAACAACGATTACGAAGGCGACCCAAAGGCCGGCGCCGTCAAGGTTCCGGTCAGAGACACAGAGGTGACGGTCTCTGCTTACGACAAGGCGGACGGCCTTGCTGCGGCAACCGGCACCACCACCTACAAGACGCTGGTCATCGACAAGGACAAGGCGGTAAACGAACTGATTGACGGCTATGACGCCGCTGCCGTGCCGGATGGCATCATTGCAGAGCGTCTCGACTCTGCGGGCTATTCCCTCGCACGTCAGACCGACATCGACGGCGCGACCGCACTGCTTGCCGGTGCAACGGTCACGAACGTCGCAAGCCTGACGAAGGACAACATCTACGCAAACATCATCGACATCCGCACGGACCTGAGCAAGGCGAACGTGCCGGACGACGGCAGACGCTATCTGCTGGTGACGCCGGACACCTTCGCGCTGATCCTGAAGTCTCCGGAGTTCATCTCCGCTTCTGATCTGGGCGATGCAGTCAAGCAGAACGGCATCCTCGGCAAGATCGGCGGCTTCCTGGTGAAGGAATGGAACGACACGACCGCGAACCTCGCGATGATCGCCGGTCACCCGCGCTTTGCAACCCGCGTTGCGGAGTGGAGCGTGCCGGTTCACGTGCAGGATTTGGGCGAATCCGGCAAGTATATCGGCGCATGCGCTGTGCAGGGCCGCAGAGTCTACGGCCACGCGGTGCTGCGTGCAACCGCCATTCGTGCGGTCTACGCGCCCGGCTCACTGACGGTGACGCTTGCCGCATCCGACGAAGGCAAGACCGTCGCGACGGTGACTGCCGGCAACTCGGGCACGACCTACAAGTACACGAAGAACCCGAGCTCCCGCGTGGCCTACGGCACGACGGCGACCGCTTACGGCGGCACTTCCCTGACCTCCGGCACGACGAAGATTTCCGTCGCGGAGGGTGACGTGCTCGAAATCGTCAACTTCGTCGACAGCGCGGCCTATGCGGTGGCATATGTCACGGTCAAGGCGGCAGACATCGGCACAGGCACCTGAGCCAGGACGGGCATTTTCGCGGGCGGCGCGCGGTAGTATCTGCGCGCCTGACTCGCGCTGATATCTCCGAAAGACGGGAGTGATATCATGAGCGATACAACGACGGGCGCAGTCTATGCGACTGTATCAGACATCACGGCGATCGGGCGCACGCTGACGGCGCAGCAGTCGGACGCGGCGTCTGTACTCCTGACGCAGGCTTCGGCCAAGCTGCGACTGACGGCGCGGCAGTACGGCAAGGACATCGACGCGATGATCGCGGACGCGGACACGGGCGCGGATTTCGCGCTTGCGGTCAAGTCTGTGGTCGTGCAGGCGGTCTGCAGGGCGCTGGATGCCGTCGACAGCTCCGGCACGGTCTCGCAGGCTTCGGAGACGCTGGGCGCGTACACCTACTCCTACAGCTACGCGAACGCGGGGCAGAATCTCTATTTTCTCAATAACGAGCTGCGCGATCTGGGGCTCAGACGGCAGCGCTTTGGCGTGCTGGAGGTGTTCTCCGGTGAGTGCTGAATTTCATCTCGACGACAAATCGGCGGAAGTGCTGAAGGTGCTCTCCAGCCAGCTGGCGGCGGCGTTTGCGGGCATCGGCAGCAAGGCAGTCAGATATGCAAAGCAGGACATCACAAGGGCAAGGCGCGTGAAATCAGGCGCGCTGCGCGATTCGATCAGATACACGGTGCGAAAGAATGCCGTGTGGATCGGGACGAACAACAAATATGCACCGCATCACGAAATGGGCACGGGGCACTATAACTCGAAACACCGCTCCGCATCCTACGGCGTGCGGCCGCTGCACTTCCTGCAGCACGCAGCTGCAAACCATCTCGACGAATACCGCAGACTGCTGGAAAAGCATCTGAAGCAGTGAGCGCGGAGCCCGCGCTGGCATATTCGCGAAATCTGCGCAGCCGTTCCGGCGCTTGCTTCTCGCGCTGTTATCTGGAGGTACAGAATGATTCTTGAATATAACTTCACAGGATGCACGCGGCTGCTTTGTACACGTGAGCCGGACGGGATGGGCGGCTTCACGGACGAATGGAGCACGGGCGACAGCCTGGACGCGGTGATCATCTCGACACAGAGCCCGCACGGGCACGCAAACAAGACCGTCAGCATGCAGGCGGACAGGCCGGACGCAATCGCAGAGTACACTGTATTCACGCGGAGAAGCGTCTCGCTGCCCTTCCATGCGGTATTCCGCAGAGAAGAGGACGGGAGAATCTTCCGGATTCTTTCCGATGCCTGCGACACCAAAACGCCGAAAGGTGCACGGCTCGACCTAAGGATGTACGCGGCGGAGGAATTTCTCCTGCCGGACGGCGCAGACCCACAACCACCAACACCCGCACCGGAGCCTGATCCGGCTCCTACAAAATAAGCGCGGAGCCCGCGCTGGCATGATCGCGTAATATGCGAAGCAGGGCCGGCACTCGCGTCTCGCGTTTTTATCTACTTGTTTCTCTGAGGAGGGCAAACCGTGACAAAAGCAGAAGCCATTTATCAGTTCTTCAGCGGGTACGGACTGCCCGCCTATGAGGAAAGCAGCGTGCCGGTCTATTCCGACGCGGCGCAGACCACGGAAATCCACCCGCCTTATATCACCTATCAGATGGCAGATGCCGACTTCTGGGGCGGCTCGATCGCCATCACAGCCGATATTTGGGACCATTCGGATTCCTGGACGACCGCAGAGCAGACAGCCGCTGCCATTGCGGCAGACATCCTGCCGTTCAAGAAGCTGGCCTGCGATGACGGGTATATCCTGGTAACAAAGGGGAGCCCGTTCTCGCAGAATGTGGCTGACGATATCTACAAGCGAAAATCTCTGAATCTCTGGTTGACATTTGTCACAAACTGAGAATGACAAGCCACCAATAGCAGCGGCGCATACTGGCCCCAAAAATGGAGGTGGGCACTGCCCGCTGGTTAACATTCGTCACGAACTGAACAAAAAGGAGGTAAACCATGGCAATCGATCTCACACAGCTGGAGACGCTGACGCCCGATCAGATTGACGACATTCAGTTTGATACCGGCGTTTTCGTCAAGAACTTCGACATCACGACCTTCCGGTCTTCGATTCTGGCCGGACAGGTCTCCAGAGTGACAAAGGACTCTTTCTCGGTCTCCGTGCAGCGGGACACCGTCAACGTGCTTTCCGATCTGAACGGCGTGCATTTTGACTATCTCGAAGGCATGGTGACGACCAAAGTCACGGCTTCCGTGAGCTTCACGCTCGCTTCCATGAGCGCGGAAGACCTGGCGCTCGCGCTCGGTGCGGCGACGATCGACGACGACAAGATCACGGTCAAGTTTGCAATTGAGGATTCCGACTTCACGAACGTCGCGCTGATCCTGCCGATTCTGGACGGCGGTTTCGTGATCGCGGAGCTGCCGAAGGCATTCTCGACCGGCGGGCTTTCGATCTCGACCAGCAAGGCGGCCGTGGGCGGACTTTCCTGCACGATGACCGGTTATAAATCCCTTGCGGACGGCACGATCCAGCCGATCAACCTTTACCGGCTCGCTCCTTCCGGCGCGGCGCTCGGCGAAATCACCGTGACCTCCGCTGCCGGATCCTCGACGGGCAAGACGAAAATCACCGTTTCGGGCTACACGCTGCCTTCCGGCGCTTCCTACGTCTACAAGGTCGCAACCGGCACGGCACCGACCATCGGTTATCACGTGATGCCGGACTACACCTGGACGGCCTGGGACGGCACGAGCGATATCACTGCGGCGACCGACAAGAAGATCACGATTGCAGCTGTCGATACGGCCGGCGCGATTGCGGCGGGGTCGGCGACGGTGACGGCGCATTCATAAGACGGAATCTGCGCAGCTGCATCACCGCGGCTGCGCAGAAATTCGGAGGTGAAATCATATGAAAACACTGGCGGACTGCAGCGGAACGGAATTCCTGGGCGGCGCATTTCGGGCGCGCAGGGCGTTTCACGCACTCTACAAGGCTGCGGGCATCGGCGATCTGTTTCGGAACTTCTGCGAAACGGCGGCGGGGGCGGACGAGGAAACGCGGGACAGGGCATCGCACCGGTACGTGGAAGACCTCTTCTGGGGGCTGATCGGAAAGGCGCCGGAAGAAACCATGGACGTCGTGGCGGCGTGTGCGCTGATGACGCGGGAGGAAGCCGAAAAACTGAAACCGACGGAGATTCTGAAGGTGCTGACGGACTGCATCTCGGACAGCGAGTGCATGACTTTTTTTATCAGTGCGGAGAGCTCGGCTGGCAGCGATACGGACGGTATCTTGCGGACGCTGATGCTGCTCTCTGCGGGATTCTTGGGCGGGAATACGTCGGAGAATACGTCGCAGGAAGAATCGAACGAGACCGGCAGCTGATGACATACCGCTGCTATGTCGGGGAATCCCTGCGGGCGGTTACGCGCACGGATGTGCGGCTGCCTGATTTGCTCGAACCTGACACGGCGGAACCGGATCTGCGCAGCACGGAAGAGGTCGTGAACGATATCATTGACGGAATGGCGGCAATTCTGGAGGTGTGAGCATGAATGTCTTTGATCTTGCGGCGAAAATCTCACTGGATACAAAGGGCTATGAAAGCGCGCTGAAACAGGCGGGCACGGACATCGGCGGGCTTGGCACGAAGATTGCCGACACGATGAAAACGGCAGCAAGCAAGGCTGTGGACGCGCTGAAGACAGTTGCGGCGGCGGCTTCTGACTTTGCGCTGGATTCGGTCAAGACCGGCATGGACTTTGATGCGGCGATGAGCCAGGTCGCGGCGACGATGGGAACGACCGCAGACCAGATCGGCGACCTGCGCGATTTTGCGCAGGAGATGGGCGCGGCTACAAAGTTTTCGGCGACGGAAGCGGCGGAGGCATTAAATTACATGGCGCTGGCCGGATACGATGCGGAAACGTCCATGGGCATGCTGCCGAACGTCTTAAACCTGGCTGCGGCGGGCGGCATGGAGCTGGCGCAGGCTTCCGACATGATCACGGATTCGCTGAGTGCATTCGGATTTGACGCGAAAACGGAAGACGGCATGAAGCGCGCGAATCAGATGGTTGACGAGATGGCGAAGCTCTCTTCGATGACGAACACGAACGTCGAAAAGCTGGGCAATGCGTTCCTGACGGTCGGCGCGCTGGCTTCCGATCTGCGCGGCGGATTCGTGACGATGAGCGACGGCACGAAGAAAGCAACGGACGGCATTCAGGAAATGGAAATCGCGCTCGGCATGATGGCCAACGCGGGCATCAAGGGCAGCGAAGCGGGCACGCATTTCCGGAACATCCTGATGAAGATGACATCCGGCGGCGAGGATATCAGGGAATGGCTCGGGGTGGATGTCTTTGACCAGGCAACCGGGCAGATGCGCTCGCTGAAAGATATTTTCAGCGAAATGAGTGTTGCCTTTTCGAAGATGACCGACAATCAGAAGTTTGACGCTATGGCTGCGCTCTTCAATACGCGTGACACGGCGGCGCAGGAAGCGATTCTGAATGCGATCGGCAGCGACTGGGATGTCATCGGAGAAGGCATCCTCAAAAGCGGCGGCGCGGCTGCGGCAATGGCGGCGGAAATGCAGAACAATCTTGCCGGCGATATCGACAAGCTGAAATCGGCTTTCGAGGGCGTGAAAATCGCGCTTTCGGACATGGTTTCGCCGAACCTCAGAAGCGGCGTGCAGCGGCTGACCGATCTGCTTTCCGGGCTGACGACGCTTTTCAAGGGCGACAGAATGGCGGGGCTGAAATCGGTGGGCGATGCCTGGGACAGCATCATTGGGAGCATCCGCACGAAGGTCTTTGACTTTGTCGTGTATGATCTGCCGGAGCTGCCGCAGCGCATCGGAGCGGCATTTGAAAAGGCGAAAGACTTTATCATGAGCGAGATTGGCGCCTGGAAGCCGATCGGCGAGCAGTTCCTCCGGACGGTCATTTCCGGCATGACGGAGCTTTCGACGCATGCGGATCAAATTATTCCGGCGATCACGAATCTGGCGGCGAATCTCACGAATCCGGACAATCTGGCACCGATCCGCGGCACGGCATCGACGATCATGGAAAACTTGATCAACGGGCTGACGTCCAAAGAATCGATGGACACATTCTTTGACACGGAAAAGGGCCTGCCGAAGGTGATTTCCAATATCGTGACGAACATCACGAACGGCGCGGTCAGCTTGCTGGATCTGGCGACCACATTGATTGACAAGATTCTGACCTACATGGTCGATCCGGCGAACAAGAAGACGATTGACGACGGCGTGACTGACATTCTGGTGACGCTCGGTGACGCGTTTGTGCGGCTCGTCAGCACGATTCACAAGAACATCACAGTGCTGATGTCCGATATTATGTGCAGCATGGTCGGGGAGTTTGATTCCGATGCAACGGCGCTCGATATGCTCAATAAACTCGGGCAATCGCTGCTGAAAAAACTCTGGGATTCGACGCTGCCGGGAAGGATTTCCAATCTCTGGAAGGGCATCAAGGAGATGTGGAACAATCAAGGCTATCTTGACGATGACATTGCAGACGAACTCGGCATGACGAAAGCGCAGTGGGACGATCGCGACACGAACGTGGACTATCAGACGGCAAAGAAGCGCAAGGAGCGGTATGAAGCGCTGGCAAAGGCGGCTGACCCGGGCGGAAATGTTGAGGATTTTGTCTTCAAATACGGCACAAAGGGCGTGCCGGTATTCGGAAACGGCGGCATTGTCGACAAGCCGACGCTTGCGCTGATCGGCGAATCAGGCAGAGAAGCGGTGGTGCCGCTGGATCGGGAATCCGAGGTCGGGCGGCAGCTCGGCGGGATGAGCGTGACATTCACCGGCGACATCATTGTGAACGGCGAGAAGAACGTCGGGCGGGAGGTCGTCCGGCAGATTGACACGGCGCTGCGGCAGTATCAGGTGCAGCAGCTGCGCGGGATCGGAGGTACGGCATGGCAGACCTGACATCAAACGACTATTTCACGGTCAACGGCGTTTCTTCGGCGACGGTCGGTCTCTGGATCGACACGCCGCCCGTGCCGCCGATGAGCCGGCAGCGGGTTACAACCTGGCAGACGGGCGTGGACATGGATTTTTCGAGCCCGGACGACGTCTGGGAGGACATCACGCTGACCTTTGCGGCGTATGCGTTTTTTAAGTCGGCGGAATTTGGCATGGCGGCGGTCTATGCGTTTCTGGCGAATGCGCAGACGCTCGGCCTTTCGCGCTTTGCAAACCGTTTTTTCAAGGTGCGGTCGCTCAATCAGGTGACACCGGCGGCGGAGTATGACGGGCAGCGGATCAAGCTGCAGATTGCGTTCAATTGCGCGCCGTGGAAGTACCACACCGGCAACACGGCGGTGACGCCTGCGAGCGGGACGGTAACAAATCCGGGAACACGGTATTCGCGGCCGGTTTACAAGATTGCGCATTCGGGGGCTTGCGCGCTCACCGTCAACGGAGAGACGCTGCAGATTGATGCAACTGCTGCAAGCCCGATTTTCATCGATGCGGAAAGAATGATTGCTTACGATGAATCCGGAAACAATCAGACAAGCCACACGACTGGACAGTTTCCGTTTCTTGTGCCGGGAACAAACGCGGTGAGCACGACAGGAACATCTGTTGAAATCACAGGCAATTGGAGGGATTATTGATGGCGACGGTAAACGTATCAAGCTGGGCGGAGTTCAAAACGGCGGTTGCTGTTGCCGGAGATACCGTCAATCTGCCGGAGGGTGCGGTGTGGGATTTGAACACAATTGAACCGACAGGCACGGCGGCGCTTGCTATCAATTGCGCGGAAATCAACGGAAACGGCACGGAAATCACAAACATGTGGAGTCTTGGCGGGATTACACAAAGCAACGGCGGCACAGTCAACGATTTGAAATTCACCAATATTGTCGCCAAAAACAACGGCGCAACCACGTGGATGAACATCGGCGGCGGCACGTGGAACAGATGCACACTGTCGGCCATCATGGAGAGCGGTTTTACAGCGCCGGTCGGCGGAAATGGCAGCGGCGCGTTCAACTTCTGCTCGATGAATTTTGACATGAGCACGTCCGGCATTGTGACGATTTCAAGCGGCGCAAATCTGACGGCCTGCCGGATGACGCTGAATGCGCAGAATGCATCCGGTTTTTACACATTCAGTACTTCCGGGACGCAAGCGACAAGCTGCGAGTTTGTAATTTACACGCAAAGCACGGGCACATTTTATACAAGCCCGTGGGAAAGCTGCACGCTGCGCGGAGAAATGCCGCACATTTCGTCTCTTTTCGGCCTTGGAAATCCCGGTGTTTCGATTTACTGCGCGGATGATGTCAATCCGTCGGTGTCCGTGCTAGGGCTGACGGGCGTGACGGATGCGCAGATGAAGTCTGCTTCTTATCTGCAGTCTATCAATTTCACGGTGAGAGCGGGGTGAGCGCATGGCGCGGTATATCAAGCTGGAAATCACGGCGACAAAAGCGAACACTCCCGATTCCTATCTGCAGATGGCGGAAATTCTGTTCTATGCAGGTGAAACAGCCGTCAGCATTTCGGCGATTTCCTGCACGTATGACGGCGGCGCTCCGTCTTACGGAAGCCCGTCAGAGAATGAGCAATGCCTGATTGACGGGAACAGCTACACGAAGCTGTGCATGATGTTTGCGAACGGGCACACCTGCCTGCTGACGTGTACGCTGGCTGCAGATGCGGAAATCACGGGATTTCAGTATATCACGGCGAATGACGCTCCGCACAGAGACCCGGTGACGTGGAATATCTATGCATCGGATGACGGCACGAATTATGAGCAGATTTCGCAGGAAGACAGTGCAAGCGTCACGGCTGACAGAAACACGGCGACGCAGATTTTTCAGAATCACATGCCCGTACCGCCTCCGGAGTGGTATATTTCGGAAGATGTGAATGCCGGGTATCCGTATGTGACGGGTGTTGCGGAATCCCCCGCTGGCGCTATGATTCAGCCGTTCCCGCTGATGCTTTGGCGAATCACGGAGGGCGTGAACGGCGGGTACCCGTATTTCCTGCTGCAGCCGGAGGAACCGCCGGCACCGGTCCTGCCGGCGAAGCAGCGACCCTATATCTGCGTATTTCCGGCGCGCACGGAGGTCAGCGACTTTGCGACGAACGGCTTGGCGATCCTGACGCCGACCAGCTGCGAAGTCACGGACATTATACGCGGCATGCGGTCGGTCAGTCTGGTGCATCCGATTGACCCGGAAGGGCGCTGGCAGCTGCTGACCGTGTCAAACATCCTGAAGGTGGACGGGCAGCTCTACACGATCCGG